CCTTGAGGGTGTTGGCAGGGAAAGAGGATGCAGCTAAGGATGATCCAAAATCCCATGAGAAGGCTGTTGAGGGGGTGGACACAACTGTAAGGTTTAGTAAGCAGCCTTATTCCCCTAGAAGCTCTCTCCCTCCTGTTGTTGTAGCAAACACTGCGGATATTGTCAAGGCCATCCCAGAAGGGACAAGCATTAAAGACTACCAAGCTATGTCCCCCTTCCATCGCAACCTTGTATTCGGGAACACAGCTAAAATCTTGGCTCATCGTAACGATCAGCTCAATGACACCAAGACGTATGCAAAGCTGCACAATCGTTTATTAAAAGACAGCTCATTTCGTCAGTCGTTCACGCTATGGCTGGATGAGCAGCCTAATAGGGACGAGATCGTTAAGGGGATGGACTCAGCAGCCACTAACATGGCTCTCAATGCCTTTGGTATGTTCAGGGCAGAAACTGAGGGCACCTCCATCAACACCCGCACCATCGGTGCTGTTCCTCATCTCATGTCTTTGTCCTCTGATGGCACCTTAGAGGCCTCTCCGTCCCTGAAGAATGTTAAAGGGACTATAGGAGACAGGATTTTTGAAGGCAACCCTCACGTAAGAGACTTTGCTAAGATTAAGAAGGCTACAGCCAACCTCAATGAACGTCTCAACGGAGCCTATGATATTAATATAGCCCAGATAGGGGATGGAACCAACGCCGACAAGCTTCCTGATGTCATCTATAACATGAAGGCTCTCTCGATACGGAAGAGTGGAGAAGGAGAGAAAGTGGTGGGCGACACAGGCATCCCTCTCAACTTTAGAGCTGACACCCCTGAGGGGCTGAAGATGCTGGAGGGGATGAAGGCCCATCCGAAGGTGAAGGATGTCTACTTGTCAGGCAAGAACATCTACCATCTCGACACTGCCTCTAATACGATGGCTTATGTCGGAAGAGCAGGAATAGCGAGGAAGGCCCCTACACAATGAGCGAATTATCTTTACTCAAGAAAGGGTTTGAGGCCTTGACAGGGGCTGAAGAGATTGCTAAGAGCAGCAGGAAGATGCGGGCCTCCCTCAACCATGATGATTGGGCTGCTCGGCATCAGGATGAGCTGTACAACATGGATGAACAGGACGTCATCGACTATGTTCCCGATCAATTAACTGAACCCGACGTCCCTATAATGGCCCCTAAATATTGGGAGGCTCTAAATAAGGAGGGCTTTGTTGTTGATAGAGACGTGACAACAAGACAGGCTATGGGGGTTCTTCAAGGAGTGGAAGAACTGAAAGGTGTCTTTAAGGATGTGGGGAATAAACTCCCCGAAGGAAGTCTTTCTCTTGCCTCTTCAACTAGGATCTCTCCTAAGAACGAAAGAACAAGGCAGATGTTCAGGGAATCAGACTTAGAGAATAGGGCGTTTGATGGGAAGATGAATCCCGATAACAGACCTGATGGGATCAACACTATCAGGACATTAGATGATAAGCCGCAATCCTTCATAGCTAGGGTTTTCCAGCACGAATGGTTCCACGATCTTGACAACTCTCTTTGGAAAACCTATAGGAAAAAGAGGGAAGGAACCACCATCCATTCGACAACTCCTTTCATCTCCGAAGAAAGTCCAGACAAACTCGCCCTTCGCCCCGGATTAAAAGAGGCTTGGGAAAAACTTCATGCAAGAGTGGTGGAGGGCTCTCCTAGATTCTACTTAGATGCGGAAGAACTGGATGCTCTTCGAGCAGATCGCTTAGAGGCAGGAGCCGATCCCGACTATTACACGTTAGAGAGTGAGATGATGGCAAGAGCTTTCGATGCCTATATGGTTTATAAAAGAGGAGGAGAGAGGCTTGTCAATAACATCAATCTGGCAGACATCTCTCGATTCCCCTCCATGGAGGAGCTCAAACCCATGATCCCTCTCTTCGAGACGTTCCTTAGAAAGCTTAAGCCCGTCAAACAAAAAGCCCCCGGCACCAACCAACTCAAGCCGGGATTGGCTGTAGGAGCTGGAGTGGCAGCGGGGGCCAGCGGAGGGGGAGAACAGCCCCCCACGTTGTAACGTCAGTTGAGGTTGTTGGGAGGGATGTCCACCATCGAGGACGATCCTCCCTCAAAACCAAACCATTCACAGAATACAGAGACAACATCATCCTCCATCTGCTCCCTCACCCCCGCATCATCTAGGAAATCGAGGACATCTTGAGACGCCTCTCGATACTTAACTGAGCGAGCAAGGGCATAAGCAATAGCCTCCTCCACCACCATCTCTAACATTTTATATTCATCCACTCTCACGGGAACCCTCCTCCCTCTTAAAAACAGTGGCGTCAAGGAAGTCATAATGACCTCTTATCACCCCGATTAAAACGTCTTGGCGTTCTTGGAGATGTCTTACAACATCCTCCAGATATTTTATCTTATCCGCTGGATCTAGCTCTTCATACTCTATCATACATCCTCCTTTAAGAACATTCGCGTTGGCCTGTTGCCTCGTTTATGTAGCATGCCTTAGCCCCTTCCTCTTCTTCCACCTCATTAAGAATACCAAACCTTTTTCCTCCTGCATTAAATGTAGTGCATCCTTTACACCCACTCTCCCAAGCCGTCATATATATTCCCTTAAACTCCTCCCAAGGCATGTCTGAAGATACGTTAATCGTCTTAGACACGGCACTGTCTACATACTGCGAGGCTAGGGCTAACACTTTCAGATGTTCTTGAGTGGTGCACTCAGAAGCCACCTTCCCCTCCGTCATATAGAAGTGGTAGGCATAGTCCTCCACCCTCTCTACTTTAGCCCCATCAAACGATTGAATCGTTCTGTCATAGTAGTGACTAAATACTGGCTCAATGCCACCAGAGATGTTATCAGCAGCCAAACTGATAGTGCCAGTTGGAGCAATAGAAAGTAGATGACTATTACGAATACCATACAAGCGAAGGCGACGCTTGATTGCTGGCGGTAGGGATTGGATGAACTTTCCATTCCTGTATTCATCAGCCACGTATTTAGGGAACGCTCCCTTTTCCTTAGCCAAGGTGATACTAGCATTATAAGCTCCGTCTCTTAATATTTTGAGGATGCCCTCGAATGTGTTAAGAAACTCAGGGCTCCCGTAAGGATGTCCGAGAATTTCTATGGTGTTGGCCACTCCCGTAACCCCTAGCCCCATTCTCCTTTTCCTCTTCGACTCTTCCTCCTGTTCCTCAAGAGGGAAGAAAGTGTTGTCGTGAATATTATCCATTGCACGAACAACGTGGGGAATATCCTCTTCCAATAGCTGATAGTTAAACTCCCATCCCCCTCCTTCCTCCTTCTTCCGGAGGTATTTGGTGAGGTTGAAGCTGCCTAATAAACAGGCACCATAGGGAGGGAGGGGCTGTTCTCCGCATGGATTGGTGGCGGCTATCTCCTCACAGTAGTGGAGGTTGTTCATCTCATTTATCCTGTCTATGAACAACACTCCCGGCTCTGCCCAGTCCCATGTAGAACGCATAATCTCTTCCCATAGGGCAGAAGCCTGCACGGTTTCATAAACCTTCCCCTCGAACACCAAGTCGAAGGGAGCATCCTCTTTAACAGCCCTCATAAACTCATCTGTGATGGCAATGGAAGTGTTGAAAGCCCGCAGCTTATCCTCATTCTGCTTAGCTCGGATGAATTCCTCAATGTCGGGGTGGTCTACACGTAAAACCCCCATCTGAGCACCCCTGCGGTGGCCAGCACTACTGATAGTGTGGCAAATAGAGTCGAAGATTCCCATAAAGGATAGAGGCCCGCTACTACGGCTATCCAGAGAAACAATCCTATCCCCACGCGGACGTAGTGTGCTATAATCATACCCTATCCCCCCTCCTAGCCTCATTGTTTGGGCAGACTCTTTAGCCCTGTCCATGATGGAGTTCATGGAGTCTTCTATAGTGCCACTGACGAAGCAGTTGAAGGCCGTTGTCCTGCGAGGACTCCCTATAGCGGCCTGTGTCCTCCCTCCCCCCATAAATCTCATGTTGGTGGTGATGTCCAGCATAGCTCGGAAATGTTCCGGACTATCTGAGAGGACGTGACAAAACCTAGCACATCCTGCCTCGAAAGACTCCCCTTCACTCCTATACTTTTGTGCATGAATCTCTTTTGAGATTGGTATTGTTGGCCCCTTAACTCCTGACATGCGTAGCCCCTGCCTCCTCTTTCCATTCATCATCTTTCATATGCCCAAAGTCTCTAGGCTCTGTAACGGGAGCGATTTGTCCGCATACTGAGCACACTCCTCTATGCCATGTAGCATGGGTGGCCACATACCTTCCATACCTCAATCCACAGTCATTGCAAATCCATCCGGGACTATCCATTCATCCCCTCCTCCAAGGATATTTCATTATCCCTAATCATATCATCAATCCTCTCCCTAAAAATATCGCACAACTCTTCGTTCGTTAGGTGGAGAGAATCACACAGCTCCTGCTCCGTCATAAACGTACAGGCATTGTATATATACCTATCCAACGCTATCATACCACCTCCTGTATATCAGAGCCTGAGGTTCTACGAGAAGAGCGGCTCCATGTTCCGCATTTATTACAGACAAATCTTTGATAGATGCCCGAGATGAGGGTGGCAAATCCTCTGCGCTGTATGTCATTTGAAGCACATCGAGGACATAACAGCTCATCCCCCTCTTCATATAGATTGAGGTTGGGGTGGCCTTTAATCCAAGGAAGGAGCTTTTCATACACCTCTTCCAAGAGGGTGACGTCTCTCTTATTGTACGTCTTCATCTTCCTCCACGCAGCCGCATCCCCTGCCATGCACTTAACCCATAGCTCATGTCCCTCATGGCTCACCTTTCCGGATAGCCCCAATGCACGGGCTACATAGTCGAGCTTATTAGAAGGAAATCTGAAGCGGGATCGGGCTGTCTTCAGCAAATCAATCTGCCTATAGGGACTAGGAGGGGCAAACCCATGCAATAAGAACTCTTTATTCAAGGTGGGGATGTCAAACCGAGTGCCATTGTAATGACATACGGCATCTGCCTCGTCTAACAAGCTGTGTATCTCCTCAAGCATCCTCTCAGGGGATGTCTCTTGGACAGAGGAGAACTTCACTCCCCTCTCGCCTTTCCATTTAGCTGCCCAACACATAACGTAAGAGCTGTCCATAAGCTGATTGATCCCTACGTTCTGCTTGAAGAGGCCCCACACATGCGCTGTATTAGGTGCTGTCTCAATATCTAGGAATAGAATTTTCATACGTCTCTGTCCATAAAGCGATGGATGTCCGCAATATCTTCTTGGACGAGCCTCTCAGCCTTCTTGTCCACTTCTTTCAGCTTCTTCTCGAGGAGCTTTTCCCACGTCTTCAGACGCCTCACCGCCCTTCCTAAAAATTTCTTCATAACGTCTCCTGTATAAATCTGTAGTGTCTTTCTGCCTCTCACCCCTGCTGTTTGGCACGGCCCAGCTCCTCCATAACTACGTCGTAGAATTCTTTGGCCGACGCCTCACTTGGTGTGCCTTTACGTAGCTCTAACAAGGTGTCGGCATTTTTTCGCAGCAATTCTGCTTGTCCCTGCGCTATCATAATCCGAGATGATTGCCTTATAACAGAGGTATTAAAATCACTCACCATATCCCATCCTTTTAATTAGTCTCCAAACAGAGAGGAGCTTTGTAAAAATCATAGTGCCTCTTTCTATCTCGGCTTCTTCCCACCTATGTAAGCAGTAGTTGCTGGGGGATGATCGAGAGAGGAATAGATTGTAACACACAGCTTCAGGCATGTCTAGTCCAAGCCTGTACGCCCCAAGCTGCATGGCATGCTCGTCGTAGTGATAGTCTTTCCCTTTCTCCACTTCGTCCTTTGTTTTGAAGTCGAGGATGATGTTGGCCTTTCTGTCATGTAAATCAACAGCCCCTCCATATCCATAGGAACAAAAGGATACTTCTGAGGCGGGTTCCTCCACCCCTATCTCCTCCAACACTTTCTCCACCACATCCACATAGCCTTGATACTTAGCGTCGTAAGGTTTTCCCTCCAGCCATTTCTCAATAGCCCCGTGTATTTTAGAGCCAATCTCTGCGGAGTTATTCTCCTCGAAGTCTTCTCCCCTCTCAGAAGCAAGGGCTCTCTCGGCTGCTTGCCTACACTTCCATGCAGTGAGGGCAGGCTTATCCAAGATGGATGTAATGGTGGTGACTGAAGGGAACAGACAGAGCTTTCTGGCGTCTCTTAGTGTAGTGGGGCGCTCAAGCCCTTTCCTTTTTCCTGATTGTACAACTTGTGTGTGGCAGGGGTTGCCTTCCGCATCGTACCAATGCGTTGATTCTGATGCGAACTCACTCATCACATTCCTCCTCTAAAATTTTCTCTAAGTACCACTTAGCTTTCTGCAAATCTTCCCGTCCGTTTTTACAACGCCAACGGGAGATGTATTTAATAACATTCCCCTCGCAGTAGGAGAACTTCTGGTCTAGGATGAAATCAATCACCTCTATCTCCCCTTGTTGGTAGTGGGAGGGATTGATGTTGTCTGTCATACACTCTCCTTTATCAGATACATAATCCAAATGTAGAGAAGCAGCCCCTCAATTAGAGGGACTACCATAGAGAAGATTTTACTCACCTTCCCCTCTCCTTATTGGTGACGGATTGATGACAAGGCTTACATAAGACGCGATAGCCCTTCTCCGAGGTGAGCCTCTCAAGGAAGGGGACTAAGTCTTCCTTCTTCTTAAGAGATCCAACAGGGATTATGTGATCCACCTGCACCATAGTTCTTGCAAACCATTTCTTACACATCTTACATTGGTATTCCCAACGCAATCGTTTGTTAGAAGATTTGCTAGGACGTTTAGCTGCATCAAGACATCTAGTGATGGGCACCCAGTAGCGAAATGCTTTCCTTAGGTGGCTTCTCACCTGCTGCCAATAACGGGCCTCAGTCCACGTACCTCCATTACGAGGCTTGGTCATCCCCCTCCTCCTTAATAACAATCTCTTCATGGAGCTCTTCCACCAACCCTTTCGCCCATTCAGAGTCGTCAGAGAGTTTCATGGCGAGCGCCACAAAGAGGAGGGAAGAGAAAGAAACGGGTTCGTCTTCCTGATACTCAGGCAAACTCACCTCCACTTTCCCCGTCTCCTCATTTAATGATAGTGTGTGCATACTCCTCCTTTAAAAATTCGACTCAACTTCTGAGAGTCGCTTGTCATATATGTACTTAGCCAGTCCATATAATGCTTGTGTTGCAGGATTGCTCTCATCGTCAGCATCTCCTATAGCCGGAGACAATTCCGCTGGGGGAACAGCGTCCCGATACTTCGCAGGGATGGGAGTGAGGTCATCGATGTTATCAAACTCCCTGTCCTTACTCTTACGAGTGCCCACTACAACATTGCAAGGCTCCCCGAGGACAGCTTCCCAATCCGCCACCTGCCCTTCTCTTGCAGAGGGGGCGAAGACGCGGAAGAATTTAAACTCATTTCCTTTCTCATTCATGGTGTCGAAGATGTTGAAGGCTTTAGTCCACATTAAACGTGGCACTTCTTGTCCATCAATAGTGACGGGCTCCCCCAATATCTCAATGCCAAGAGAAATTTGCTGAGCAGGAGGCTTCGTTTCCCCCATGTATTCTCTTTCCTGCAAACCTAAGTCGGCTACGAATATAAGACGGCCTTCATACTCTCCGTCTTCCAGTTTATCATAGTCGGGCTTATCTCCACCAATGGGAGTTCTTCGTTTAAGTGCCATAGACACCTCCTTATGTATATATGATAACACACTTCAAGGGGTGTGTCAAACCCTAGCTAGTGGACATCAGCCCAGCTATGTCCTATGTTAGTGTCCCCCAATATTGGGACATTAACTCTCAACATAGTCCCTGCTTCCTTCCAACAAAGATCGATTACATCCACCACCTCCTTGATTAAAGCTGCATCATCCTTCACTTCAAACACCACCTCATCATGCATATGAATCACCTGCTTATAGGGAAGGTGGCTGGAAGTGAGCTGCTCATTCATCAGGCATGTGGCTGTCTTAACAATAATAGACCCGGCTGATTGAAAGAGCATGTTCAATGCGGAATGAGGGGAACGTACATAGAGCTTACGTCCGTCAAGCCCCCTCAAATATCCTTTATGGAGGGCCCTCTCCACATCCTTCTTCAACCTCTTAAGAGCAATGTTCCCGTCCCAAAAAGCATCGAAGTATTCTGTCCCTAAGGAGGGCCGTACATGTAAGGTGGAGGCTAGCTTAGCTGCTTGCCCTCCATACGAGAGACAATACTTCCCATTCTTGGCGATGTCCCTCAACACCCCCCATATATCTGCATTCTTCTGGTGGATGTCCCCTTCCAAGAGCTCTCTCGCATACTCTCCTCCATCGTAGGGGAATGTATAGTGGGCCTCGCACCTCGACTCCAGCCCCTTAGCATCACTGCCAATGAGGACATGCCCCTCCTCCGCAATGAAGAGCGACCTCAGCTCCTTCCCATAGGGAATGTGGTCTTTGGCTTTAGGGATGTTCACTACCCCGCTATGAATGTAACGAGAGGTGGGGGTTCCCATCGGGATGCCTCCAGCCACCACTCTCCCGTCAACCCTTACGTTGCTTATTAAGCCCTTCGTGTCATCCTCTAGGTTGTCAAGGATGGAGAATCTATGCTGCAACATTCCTCTCTTAATGATGAGGGCTCCCACATCCCCAAGAGGAACAAGAGAATCTGAGGTTATCTTAGGGGAGCTCTTCTGAAGAGGGCGTAAAGGCTTCTTAGTCTTAGGGTCTTTCTTATAGTTCCATTCTTCTGGCACCCACCCCAGAGAGGACAGGAGGGATTTGATTTGTGGGTCGGAGTTTGGGTTGGGCTCCGAGAAATCTACGTTAGTGTAGGGCCCCCATATACATGAAGGATTGTCAAACCTCCTAGCAGGGATGGCCTTCAGCCCCCCATCAATCTTGAAGGGTAGGACAGGACGATCACTATGAGACATGGTGAAGGGCATCTTGCTCTTAAGAGCCGCCACTGTTGTGTCTAGCTCCCTCCTTAAGTGGGCTGCCAATTTCTTAGCCGCCTCTATATCAAACCCCACCCCGTTCTCTTCCTGTTTAGCATGCCAATAAGCTGTCTTATATTCAAGACGAACGGCCTCTTCCCAGTCCCACGTTCCCATTTCTTTTTGAAGGTGGTGGTAGAGAGCCTCAGTTATCTCCACATCTCTTTCGCATCTCCCTAACATACCTCTGGAATATACGTTCCAATCTAAATCAGGGACTTTCTCCAGCCCAAGCCTCTCCCCCCAAGCTTCAAGAGAATGTTTATGAGGTCTGTCACAACGCAACAACCTGCTCAACACCATCGTATCACACACCTGATTCAGAGGAATCTCCACCCCCAAAAGTTTTTTCAGTACGGGGAGATCATAAGAAATACCATTATGAAATACATACATAGTCTCCCTCCCCTCAAGTCTTTCTTTAGCTTCTTGGAGGTGGGCATAATCGTATGTCCTCATAACGCCATCGGCTTTAATAGACACGCACCATATTTTTGTAGGTGTTAGTCCATTCGCTTCAATATCTACGAAGTTCAGCCTTCTCATAGTTCCTCCCATATGAGGTGTCGGGGGAGAAGATCATACACATCGCTCCATGACAAGCCCACCCACCCGTCTTCTAAAGAGGAGTTAAAATCATCATCTTCCCACCAATATCCATAACGACAAACGTACAGGTATTTCTCAGGAAAGGGGCTCAGCTTAAACCTATCCCCAACACGTAGCGGCCCTCCATTCAGGTGTTCTAGGTAGTGGCGTGGGCTCTCATATCCGTCTATAATGTTCACCAGTAATACCTCCAAGGTTTTTTATCAAGGGGGTAGGGAGCATCCTCCGCATCCACCTTCTCCGCCATCAGAAGGTGGGCGAGGTGACGCCACTCTGCCCTCCTCTTCCGATGCTTCATCATTTTACGCCACCATCGAGGCTCTTTAGTCCACCAACGGACGGCTTCTGCTCTTTTTGTACGGCTCATAGAATCGCTCCTAAGACATCCCTATTCCTTGGTCTTCCATAAAGGCTAGTCTGCGTTCTAAAAACTTCTTAGCTTTTACATGGTTACGCACCATCCTCCGCAAATTCCCTTTCAATTCATATAGGTCTTTCTCACTCCAATCCGGCATCTTAAGAAGCTTCTCATGCTTCTTCAACATGACTTTATAGAGCTCGAGCACCCTATGTTGCACTGTATAGATGGCCTTACTTCCCAATATGCTGTTACAATTTTTGCAAGCACTGACAGTTACTAGCTGTATCCCCCTAATCTCAAAGTAGTCCAATCCTTTATGATACACTACATCCAGAGGAGGGATGTGGTCAAGAGTCTCTGCCCTGTCTCCGCAATAACAACAAGTTGCTCCTCGGTAGAGTTCATTATAAAAACGTCCGAACCTAGCTTTTAGCATCTGTCTTTGTTTGCTTCTTCTGTTCACCTACGCTTCCTAGTTAATGGGCGTTTTAATCTGCGCTTATTCCTGTTGGATTTCTTCTCTGTTTGAGAGAGGAGAGAAGAGAGAGCATTCTTCGGAAGGAGAGGGACGCTATAGGCTAGCTCTCTTCCTTTAATATTCAATGCCCCTTTAATAAGGAGACCCTTCAGGGTTGCCTCATCATCCACTCTCTCAGAATCAAGAGGAGGATGGCCCTCCTCTTCCCAATTCAACACCTTCTTCATTAGTCGTTCCATATCTCTTCCTCCCATATACAGGGGATTTTTTCGGGGGGAGCAGGCTCTAATCCCCATGAATAAGAATCAAAAGCTATAGTCCAATTCACTGTAGTCCCCCGTGGCTCCGTTATAGTATCGCATTGTATTACCATTGTTCCTATCCTCCGATCAGAAATCTTGAAGAGACTCCTCGAGCCTTCCCGTATCTTTATCATATAAGAGTTCACAAGCTACTCCGCACAATCCTGAGTATCTGTTTTTAATGACCCTCACCGTAGTTGTATTACGATCCACTTCATCCTCAGATTGGCCATCCCTCTCCAATCCAATCACCATATCAGATAATTGAGCTATGGATGCCGACCCCCTCAGTTGGGACAAGCTCACCCGAGCCCCGTCTTCATGTCCAACGCCTTGAGGCCGTCTCAAATGAGAGACGAGGAAGAGAGAGATGTCGAGCTGCTGGACAATCTCCCTCAGCTTCGTCATTATCCTATCAATCTCCTTCCTTTCATCGGACTGCTCACCACTACTCACCATAATCGAGACATGATCGAGAAGAATAAATTTAGCTCCCTCCACCAAAGCCATATGTCTTATCACCACCAAGATGGAGTCTATATCTGTAGTGCCAAAATTGTCGAAGAAAGAAACACGCCCTCCCCCTAACACAGCATCATAGTGGAGTCGGAGACTCTCCTCATCTTCTTCGACGAGGTGGAGGGGTTTGTTAGCGTGAATTGACATGAGCCCTGTTGCTGCTCTCTTCACGCTTTCCTCTAAGGAGATAACTCCAAGCCCATAAGGAGTTGTGGATAAGATGTGGAAAAGGATCTCCTTACACAATAGAGACTTTCCAAGCCCGCTTCCCGCACTAATAGTAACTAACTCTGGAACTCGTATTCCATATGAAAGTCTGTTAAGCCCCACCCAAGGATAAAGAACAGCAGCTCTGTTTATAGGGGTTCTCACCTCATCCCACAACTCACTTCCTCTTATAATCCCGCTGGGCTTGTGAGGCTTGGCTTGATTGAGAGACCTGATGAACTCAGCCCCCTTCCCTTCAAGGAGACAATCGTTTGCATCCTTACAAGGCAGCTCAGCCACCACCACCTTCGGAGAGGAGAGGAGAGAAGAGAGCTTAGCTGCTCCCTCTCTCCCCGGCTCATCCATATCCAAGCAAATAATAATCTTGTCATATCCCTGAATGAAGGAGAGCTCATCAGAGATGGCCTTCAATGATTGCTCCCCATCAGGGAGAGAAACTATATCAGGGATGTTACGAGGTGCGGAAGAGAGAAACATATCCCTTGCTGCCATAGCATCCTCTTCTCCTCCTGTGATGAGAAGGGTTCCCCTTCCCTTGCACAGAGGGAGGCCGAAGAGTTTGTGGCTCCCCTTTCCTACGGAATAGAAAGACTTGGGGAGCTTCCTCACTTTCCATAGTCCCTCCCCCAACGGATAGGCCACCTTGTCAGGCTCTCCTGTAGCCTCATCATACGCAACCTTAACCCCGAAGAACTCTCTTGTAGAACCAGAGATGCCCCTAATCTCAGGACAGTCGCTCTTAAGAGCCTCCCAATCAATCTTCCCTTCTCTTGTAAGTGGTCTCTCCAAAATTTCTCCCTGTTTTTCTGTGTATTTACAACGTGTGCAATGCCATGTCTCCCCATCAGACATGAGGAACAGATGGTTGCCTGTCTTATCTTTGCCTTTTGCTCGACATGAAGGGCATGGCCTATCCATCCCCGCTCCCAATCATAATCAGAATCTCATCCAAAATATTTTCTTGAGTCCACCATCCTACGGGTATGGATTCCCATCCCTCTGTTGGGTTGCCCATCTTGAGGAGAATCGCTGCAAACTGACTGCGACCATTCATAGTATCAGCATAAGGGTTTATCTCACGCCCAAAGATACCATCACTAGGAATATACCCGTAACAAAGCCCGTTAGAGGCAACCTTGTGACTCCACCCCATAAGTTCTGCAAACTTTGCTGCCTTATTCATCTTTCACCCCCATTACAGCATGTCGCAAGGCTTCCTCGTATATTTCATATCCAACACCATT